ATTATATATTAATTAGTTTTATAAGTAAATAGTTCTTTTGGAATACTGCGATCTTCATATTGTGCTTTTAAACTATTTATTAACGATTGCCATTCTCTTGCACGTAATTTCCATGAATAAAAAATATCAGCATAACTTTTAGTAGACATTAAATTGGATTTATATGCTTCATCATTAATTTTTCCAATTGCTGCTTCTAATGTTCCATATAGATATGACATATGTTGTTGAGGATCTTCTTGCATTTGATACATCATAGTCCAATTGGCTGCAGTTTCATATAATGCACCATAATTACTATGTACACATATTAACCCAGCACTCATTGCTTCCATTAAACATAAACATGAAGTCTCTAACCAAATAGATGGATATGCAAAAATATGAGAATATTGTAATGCTTTTCTTATTTCAGCATTAGATACTGAACTATGATTAGTCATGTGACTATGGTTATCAATATAATCAAATAATTGTTTATATGGTTCGTCTCTTTGTTCCCATCCATATAATTTAAATGATGAATAAACATCTAAATGAATATTATTATATTTTTTAGATAAAATATTTACTACTGGTACTAATAATTCAAGACCACGATGTGGAGTAGAATAATAAATTAGATTAATTTTATCTTTTGGTTTTTCATATTGTAAATCAATTGGATTAATAGCATTTTGTAATACAATACATTTAGAATATGGAATATTATATTGATTAATATATCCTTGCATTTGCCAATTAGATACAAATACAAATTTATGAAATTTATTTTGATTATTTTTATCTTTTAAAAAATGTGATTCTGGATCGTCAGGAAGATCATGTGCCCAGAAGATTCTAATTTTATTATCTTCTAATTCTCTTACTCTAGAAGAAACAATTTGTACATCTTTTAAAACGTTTGTATCTACATGATTAATAAGTTGATGAGCTAGTAGTTCAGTACCACCCATTGCATTTTTAGTTAATTCATTACGAATTATATTACCGTCAACAATTTGAACCATTATCCGGCAAACTCCTGAGAAAATACAAGATTATCATTTCTTACTGATTGCACTACACCTAAATTTCCTTTTTTAGATACTTTATCAAAGTGAAAAATACAATAAGTATGGTTTGTGTCTACTTTTTCTAGTATATATACTCGTTGACCAGTTTTTTTAATTTTTACTGTTTTCATAATTTAATCACCTTTAATTAATGATTTGACATGGTTCCTATGAATTTTACCACCAATAAATGAATTATGATATTCTAATGGTTTAAGTAATACTTCACATTCAATTTGTTCTTTCATTTCAAGATATGAAAGTTCACCTTTTGATTTACATAAGTATAATATCTCCCTTTTAAATCTATTTGGTCCATATTCTTCAACTAATCGTTTAACTTCTTCAGAACTGCCATGATAGGTTTTCCAATCAGTTTCAACAATCTTTTTACGTTTTCTTTTTTGACCTTTTAATGGTGGTAATTTTTTTGTTGTAATCCATATTTTTTTACCAATATATTTCATATTAGTTTCTAAATCAGTAATAATATAAACAAAACCAATTATACCATGTTCTGAAAAATTAATAAAATCTTGTTCAGTTATTTCATTACCATTATAAATCCAATTGTTCATCATCAATTATTGTTATTCCTATATTTGCTGCAGATAATATTTTATTACTATAATTATTATATATATCTTGCCAAATAGGATTTTCAAATGATGATTTAGTCATAACAACATTTTTAATACCAGATTGAACAATTGCTTTAGCACAATGATTACATATAGGTAATCCCCAAACATATATTGTAGAATCATTTAATGATATACCATTTTTTGCTGCATTCATTATACAATTTACTTCACCATGAATAATATATTCTAATTTTTCTTCTCTAGAACAAGTTAATAATAGATCATCATCCATACCATATGGTAATCCATTATAACCAGTTGATAATATTCTACGATCTTTTACTACAACAGTACCAATTTGTTTTGATGGATCTTTGCTCCAGGTTGATACTTCTTTTGCAATTTTTATAAATCTAATATCCCATTTATTCGTCATTTGATTTATATGCCCATTCATCACTATGTCCAACTGTCCATTTATCATTTTGTTCAACACTATAATTTTGTGTGCATACTTTAAAATTAGGTGTTTTTAATTTTTCCGGTATTAATGAATTATCTTTCCATATAATTCTATTATTTGGTTGACATGCAAATTGACCATTATCTAATTTAATTACATTAAATGATTTGTGTTCTGGATCATATTCAGAAAAATTAGTATCTAATGTACTAGATTCACTGTGACAAGAATCAATAGTATACATGTATTCGCCTTCATGATATTTTTTATCTTTACCAAAAAATTTACATCTGCCTAGTAATGGTTTTTTAATAACTGTTATATTATAATCAAAACAATCCCATAATTGTAATATATCTAATGGTAAATCATAATCTAATTTTTCTTTCCATTGAAACGCTGATATAGGTAATTTATCATATAAAGCACCATACTCATTCAACAAAGTTTCAAAATATAATGCTTTACCAGGTACAGATTTTACACTAATCCACATACCTTGTTCTAATGTAGAATAACCAGATTTAAAATCTTGTAGATATTCTGTACGCACATATAATGCTATTGGTTTTAAATTATGTACTAAAAATGACATTAATTATAATATCCGATTTTATTACAAATATTATCAATTAGAATGCATGCATCTTCTAATATATTATCTTCCTGTACAATAGTTTCAGGACAATAAATTTTGTGCTTTTCTATAAAATTACTACATATTTCCCATAGTTGAGTTAATTCTTTCATGCCAGGATCATTATCAATCATAGTTTTCATCATCCTCATCTTCTATTTCTGTACTACAGCATGGACAATATAGAATTTCTACATCATCCAATTCGTAATTAGCTTCTCGAATTCTTATATCTGCAACAACATCACATGATTTACAAATAATTCTCTTTTTCATTTGAATATTATAACCTTTTATCTAAATAAAGTAAACTTACTGACAAGCTTCACATTCACCTTTAGAAGCTTGTACACCTGCTTGTGTATATACATAATATAAACCTAAAATATTAGGATCATGAAATGCTTCAGAATGTACTTCGGCAATCCATTCTGGTTTTTCATCTGAAGCAAAAAATAAATTTAATGATTGCCATTGATCTATATATTGACCTCTAGAAGAAGCCATTCTAATAATAGATTTTTGATTAATTTCAAATGCAGTTCTAAATATTGCTTTCTCTTCATCTGTCAACCAATCAACGTGTTGAACTGATCCTTGTTTTTCTGTAATCTCAGCTACATGCTTTCTACTATATACACCTTTTTCTTTCATCAAATTAAGTAATTGAGGATTTAATCTATCAACATCACCTGCTGCTGTTTGTTGTGTAAATGACATTGCTGGATCTGGATTAATCCCTTCAGATACACCACCCATAAGAAGAGCAGTTGATTTAGTAGGAGCAATTGCAATACGATGCGTATTACGTAATCCTAAATCTTTGCACCATTCTGGTTCACCTAAATGAATAGCCATATCTTGTGATGCGCGTAATGATTCTTCATCAATATGTCTAGCAATTTCTTGACTAAGCATATGAGCTTCAAATCCTTCAAATGGTATAAGATTCTTTTGAAGTAATGTATGAAAACCGCATTGACCTAAACCTAAGGCTCTACCTTTTTCAGTAAATCTTACTGCATTTTCTAAACCTTTTATTGATTTACCTCTTTCAATAAATTCTTGTGCAACACAATCTAAAAATATAGTAGCCCAATATGCAGTATTACTTTCTTTCCAATCATTCCACAATTCAACATTTAATGATGATAATACGCATGTAAAAGTATGATCATTATCTGCATGTAATGTAATTTCATTACAAAGATTTGAACCTTTTACTGTTAAATTATTTTTCTTATATGATTCTGGTCTTTTTTCATTAATTTTATCGATAAAACAAAAATAACCTTTTCCCGTGATCATTTTCATTTTCATTGCTTTTTGAAAACGTCTTACAGCATCTTCTTCTTTATTATCTAATTTTGAAATAAAATTATTCGTAATAATCCAACCAATATTAGCATCATCTGGTTCTGCCATAATGTGATCAGCTAATTCATCAAAATCTTGATGATCAATTTCAATATAACCAGCCCATGCTCCTCTACGCGCAGTACCTTGTGCAATATCTCTCATATCCTGCACATGTCCTTTAAACACAGGTACTACACCAGAGGATTTACCACCTTTACTAATTTCCGAACCACGTGATCTAATTGATCCAAGATATGAAGAAGTACCAAATCCCATTTTAGTTAACATAGCTGTTTCTAATCTATTAGAATAAAAGCCATGTACACTATCATCAACATAACCTCCAGAACAAGACACAGGCATACCACGATCAGTACCCATATTAGCTAATACTGGTGTTGATGCGCTTAAATATCCATTCCATAAAAGATCAAAAAAGATTTGTGCTGGATTAGATTTTTGAAAATGAGTACCATTTAAATGTTTTGCTGCTGTTGTTGCAATACGTTCAAATTGACCACGAACTGATTTACCATTAGTTTCATATTCATATTTTTCTTTAAATAGTTGATAACCACCTGTTGTATACCATGGTGGTACTAAACTTTGTTCTTGAAGTTGTTTTCTTTCTTCACCTAATTTTTCATATAAATTAACTGACATGCGCTAAATCCTCAATATTTTTCCATACAAATCCTGTTTCATCCCAATTACGATGATATTGATTACCCATGCCAGAAAAGAAGTCATTAAAACTATAATCATTAATAGCTTTATAGAACCAATCTGCAATTGGATTATATTTTACATCAAATAATTTTTTAAATCCTAGTTGTTTTAGACATTCATTAATTCTAGATTGCACGAAATTGTCTAATTGTAAATCAGTAATACCATCAATTTTACCGTGCTCAAAAATCATATTAATAATTTCTTTTTCATGTTCATATAATTTATTTGCGCCTTGTGTAATTATACGTTCAATTTCTTCCATTCTTTCTTTTGAATAATCTTCTGTTTTAATTTTAAAAGAGTATGCACCAGCTAATGAGTGGAGATTCTCATCTCTTAATGAGAAATTAATACCACGAATAAGATTAGTAAGTTTATTTTTGCCTTGAGATTGAAAATGCTTTAAGAATGCAAAACTAGAATATAATATAACACCTTCTACCATAGAAAACATTGCTAAAGAAACAGCATCTGACCCATCATCAATAATATCACCTATATGTTCCATACGTTCTTTTAAAACGGGATTGTCAGCATATGACATATAAAATTCTGGCGTATCAACATGAAGTAATTGATTAATTTTATTATAAAACGGCGCGTGGACTGCTAATTCAAACATTGAAAACACTGATGCCATACGATGAAATTCAGCATAATCAAACATTTGTTTAAATCGATTACCCCAATATTCGCTACCTGCATGAGTTTCATATAGAGAGAATAATTTAAGGGTAGTAATTACTCCATGTTTTTCTGATTCACTAAAATTAACTAATATATCTTGTATATCTTTTTCTACTTTTACTTCATCCGGCAACCAAAATATCTTTAATTGCTCATTAGCAAATTCAATAGGTTGTTTATATGTTTCTATAGGTAATAGATGTTTTTCTATCATTTCGCGTCCTTTATAATTATTTTTGTGTTAAAATTTAAATCGTATTTATTTTTTAATTCAGTCATTAATATTTCAATTGATTTTACAGCACCACTTTCATATCCAATATTATATCCACTTTTTTTGCCAATTATATATCCAACAAAAAAAGAAACAAATATCATGCCAAAAATTAATAATCCTATATTCATTTAAAAGATCCTACATATAAAGTAAAATTTTCAGCTAAATCTTCTACATAATAGATATTATGTTTAGTTTTATCTATAAGTTCTACTTTATACAACTTTTTGTTTTGATACATTTCGATAATGTAATGATATATATCTTCTTTTATAGTAGCTTCTCTTTTATTATCATCACTATAATAAGTAGAATGCTTTATATTTTTTTCCATTCTATTAACCTCATTTCAGCTTGCAAATCTTGATAAATATTTTCACTTAACAATTTATTAATATCCATTTTTGGATTATTTTGAATCATTAAGTTTATATCCTTTTCTTTTATATATTCAGGGAAAATAACTACTTTAAAACCTTTATGAATAGATTTTTGCATTCTTTTAATAGTATTTTTATTACGTGGTTCATTATCATATACAAAGACAGCATTATTATTTAAAACACTATAATCGACAGAACCACCAGCCATTCCTATAGCGTTATTAACAAACATGCTATCAATAGGACCTTCTAATATATAATATGGACTGTTCATATTACATGTATCTAAACCAAAGATTTTAGTTTTACTATCATCTAACATATAAGTTAAATAACGTAATCCATCATTAGAAAATGAACGTCCTTGTAAACCAAATATATTTTTATTTTCGTCAAGAAAAGGTATAATTAATCTGGGCTCATCTTTTTCAATTTTAGGATATTTGTCTGGAAATAGTGAATGTATAAATGCTTTAAATTTTGGAGCATAAAATAATTTACTATGATATTGTGGTGGTATTAATCTAGATTGAATATATCTTTTTGCTGGATGATCCCAATTAAGTTGAGATATTTTTTTAAGATTTTTAAGAGGTGTAGTTTTAATGAAAGTTGGTTGTTTCATTTTATCAGCAAAGATTTCTACATCTGATTTTTTACGTTCACCATATTTTTCTAATTTAGCTTCAATTATATATTCATCATATAAAACAGGATCTATATGTTTAAGAAAATTGTCAAATGACAATGAAACATTACAATTATGACAGTAATAAATAATATTACCATCTTTTTGTTCTAGTAACCAACCACGTGCTTTTGTTTTAGATTTTTGACTATCACCACAAATTTTACAACGCATATTAGCTTGATAAGGGCGATGTGATTTGACTTTAAATAGATTTACACGAGTATTGATAAAACCACAATACTTCATTAATATATGATTCATAATAAAAAATACCTATATAGTTTTATTGACCATATAGGTATTATAACAAGATTTGAAATAAAGTATATAGTTTATTTTGGCATTTGTTGAATTAATTGAATTATAGTGCCACCAACTACAGCTGTCATAATGATCCAAAATAATTTAGATATAATAGCAATGGTTTTAGCATTATCTTCTACTTTATCGTGGAGTTTATCAACACGCATTGACATAGAATTAAGTCTATCGGCTGCAGTACTATTATTTTTTTCGATATTAATTAGTTTTTCTTCTGCTCTAGCTAAAGAGATCATTGCTTCAGAAAGATCATCAATTTTATGTTCGATTCTTTCTAATCTTACATCGTAGTCGGCCACTTTATATTCCTTTTATTTTTTGTTTTATTTTTTCAAAAAAAGATGGTTGTTTTATAGTTTGTTGTTCATCTTTTTTAAGTGGTTCTTCTTTGATGTTTTCTTCATAATATATAATTAAACTTTTTTGTTGTTCAATATATCTTTTTAATTCAGACATATTAAAAGCTAATCTTTCGTAGTCTCCTACTGAAATAGCAAAAAAGACAACTTCACCTTCATTCAATTTTAAATTTTCCAAAAAAACATCAATATTATCTTCAGTTACGACATAAAATTGTATGTCTTTCATATTAATTGATTTTGGTTTATTTTGAAGAGGTATATCTCTTTTAATATACTTTGTTTGTACTATAGTCTCTGGTTGAGAAGCACACCCACTAATAATTACTGATAGACTCAAAATCATCAAATAGTTTTTTAGTCGCATCGTTTGCTCTCTTTTGTATTAAACCAGATTTTTTTAGAGATAAATTTTTTAAATCATGTCGATTCAATTTATCTTCTAATTCTTCTTTATATTGTTCTGCATCTTTAAATTCTTCATTCAATTTTTGCACTGCATCTAATAATTTTTTATTATTTATTTGCAATTGTTCTATAGTTTCTAAATTGGTTTTATTAGCCATTTCTAACTTATAACTATTTTCTTTTAGTTGATCAATATTATTTTTATTAGATTTATAATAATTATAACCAGCAACACCTAATCCAAATAATATTGAACCTATAATAGCATAAAATTTTAATTTAGATACGATAATAAACATTATTCATTTTTCTCTTTAATATAGGTGTTTTCTTTTTCTTCTTTTTATAAACACCAGGTTCACCTTGATCACCTACACCTAAACCAGCAATAGCACCAGATCCAGCTATATTAGTTGGAACTTCTTCAGTTAAATATTTTGCTTCGGTCATATAATAATTTAATTTTTCTTCAAGATATTCTAAGTTATTTGGATCAATATTTTGTTCACGTAATAATAAAAGAGCAGCAGCAAATGATGCTAATCTTGTTTTACCGCCAGGTATTTTACCTAATAACTTTTTAAGGTTAGCAAGTAATATATCATAATATCCCCATGATTTATTTTGTTCTGATGTTCTTTCATCTTTTGATAAAATAACTTTGCCATCTTTATCAATTACACCAGATTTATATGCATCCCAATTCTCAAAAGGTGTAACTAATCTTTTGAGAAATTGATATATCAAAAATATGTCAATTACACCTTTTGGCATTATAGATTCCTTAATACTTTAGTTATATTTTGATCAACCGTTATATCAGATGAACTTATACTATAATTGTCTATATAAACTAGTGTAGGCATATAATTTAAAAAGATTAAAAATGTTTTTAAATAACCCCAATGTTCTTTTTCAATACGAAAAAATAACATTCTAGTTAATGCTTCATAATTAAATATATTATACAACTTAATTAAATGATTTAAAATTAATCTTTCTTTTAATTCATTCTTTTCATGATAACGCGAAAATAAACGTTTTACATAAGTAAAGGTATTTAAATCATCATAAAATTCTTCAGTCGTATAACATACAGTATTATTATAATTGGCAGCAGCATATAATAAAAAACTTGATTCAGACAATTTTATCATAGTATAAAAGGGAGATTGCTCTCCCTATATCTTAACTAACAGTTAAAGTAGCTTCGCTAGATGTAACAGAATCTGCACCAGTAGCACTAACAACTACACGTACTAATGTACCATCACTAATAGTATTAGCATCGGCAGTTAATGTAGTAGTTGTTTGTCCACTAAATCCACCAACTGCAGCAGTAGTTGCCCATAATGCAGTATTACCGCCATCAGCATATTGCCATAGATAAGTTAATGAACCACTAGGTACTGAAGTTGCTGCAACAGTAAATGTCGCTTGTTCATCAGCTGCACTATTAGCAGATGCATCACTTGGTTGTGTAGTAATAGTGATAGTAAGATCTGGGAATGAAGTATCTTCTGCGTCACCAGTAATAGTAGACATAGCTACTAAAGTTTCGCGTTGAACACGATCAGAACGACCACCTGATCCAACTGTTTCTAATACCCAACCAGCATTAGCAGGTTTACCTTCAGCTCGAGCAGCTTGTGCTTCTGCAGCAGATACACCAAATTGACCAATAGTAACACCATCAAAATAAGCATTGGCGGTAGTATTGCCAAATAATTCAGTTTGATTAGCGGTATTTGAAGGTTTATTTACTTGTGATGTAGCCCAGATAACTGAGTTTGCAGCATCATCTGTGTTGCCCCATTGTGACATTTTTTAATCCTCTTCTATGATTAACATATCTAAAAGATATTTAGATTTTTTACTTATTTCTTTTACTTTGCCATTAATGACAAGATAAACTTTTTCTTTATCAAAATTATATTTATATTCTTTTGATTTAGGTGTTTCTGTTTTTGTTACAGGTTCAACAATAGAAGGAACTTCCTTTTCCTTCTTTATTGGATTAATTTTACCATTAACTATAATAGGCATTAATCTTCCTGCTCTACTTCTTCTTTTCTTAATTTCTTGAGATCAGAGCCTTCAATCTTTCCATCTTTATCAACATCTAATTGTTGTTGTTTCTTAGTTAATTTCTTTTTCTTTTTAGCCATTAACTTAGCGTAATTAGATGGAACTTTATATCCAGCTTCTTGTAATTGTACTAATAATTCGTTAAAAGTTTTCATTTATTATTCCTATTTAGTTATTTAAAAAATCTTCTGCACTTTTAGCACCTAATACTTTTTTGACATCTTTATTAATAACAAAATAATCGGTTCCATTTGTAGCTAAAACCGATCCATCTTGTGTTTTATCACTAAAAACTTTACCATATTTCATTTTTTTAATACTATTAATTCTTTATTGTTGTGGTGCTTCAGTAATTTCAAACTCTTCATTTTTTTGAGCAGCGTACCATGCTCCTTTTGCCATTTTAATTCTTTCTTCTTTTGATTTGCCTTCGAACTTAGGATTAGTAGAATCAACAAAATCTTGTATCCATTTACTAATAGGATCAGATGCTTTTAATACTTCATCAACCTGTTCTACTTCTTCTGCCTTATACTTTTTCAATCCACTAACGAGTTTTTTGAGTTTTGTCAAGTCTTCTTTTTCAGTAAAAGGCATTGAATAAGAAGTTTTTGACGCTCTGTACATTGACTGTGTTCGGTCGAGTTTATATTTCTCTTTGTACACTCCTGTATCACCGATAATTTTTTTCTCGTCGGGTGTCAAAGGCAGTTTTTCCGTTTTGTTCCAAGACGCTTCATCAACCTGTTCTACTGACTCTTTTTTTGCTTTTTTATCATCGATAGCCTGTACACGCAACTTCTGATATTTTTGACTTGCCGCTTTACGTTCAGATGAACCTGCCTTAGTTTTCTTTGCAGCAACATAAGCAGCTTTAATTGCAGGACTAGTAACT